GTCTTTGGGCTGAGGAAACCAAGAAGGATAAGCAACTTCAGTTTGAGTTCCTTACGATGCGAAAATTGGAAACTGTAATCGAGAAGGGATTTGAAGATAGAAAACACGGTTCAGCCATTGATTACCTTATCTCCTGTCCCCTGCTCATCCTCGATGATTTCGGCAAGGAGCGTCTGACACAGCGTATGGCTTCTGACCTATTCGCTATCGTGGACGAGCGTAGCACTAGCCGCAAGGCTACAATTATCAGCACGAACTTTAACGGCTCTACCCTCTTGGAGCGATTCGATAATCGTGACAAGGAGACGGGCGTTGCCCTAATCCGCAGACTAAAGGACTATTACAGGGCGGTTGGGGTTGGCTGATTTTCCTGCTTGCATCAGTAATACCATTTCTTTCCATCACCAATCCTATGAAACGCTTGCTCGCTCTCCTAATCGGTTGCAGTTGCCTTGAGGCGAAGTCCATCATCACGGAGGACTTCATTGACAGGGTTGCTATCATTGAGTCGAACTTCAATTACAACGCCAAGGGGGACAACGGAAAAGCCCTCGGAGCGTGGCAGATGCACCAACCCGCTTGGCGTGAGGCTTGCGTCTACCTCGCAAACAAGGGCATCGCCCGTGAGACTTGGCTGGACTTCGCTGACTGCCACAAGAAGTTCTACAACGACTCGACCCTCAGCCGTCTCGTATGCAAAGCCTATTTTGAAATCCTTGAGAAGCAGATGCAGAAACGCAAGATTAAGGTCACGCCTATCGCCTTGTATATGGCTTACAACATGGGCTTCCAAGGTGCTTACGACAAATCCTTTGACCCTAACTCCTTCTGGCTTGACAGCAAACGCAAGAGTATCCTTGCCAGAGCCAATCATATCCTTTCCCGATGAAGAAAACTAACACAAAGAAAAAAACCAGAAACCACGAACTTATGCTCACCCTCCGAGTCTCCAAGTCGCTGTTCAATATGCTTAACAAAGTGTCAAGCAGAATCTCAATGAGTCGCTCCGATTATATTCGGACTATTTTGCAAAGAGACATTGACACGCATCCTCTCTCGTAATACTACCTATCCATGTTCAACGAATCACTCTTCACCTATTCTCCTACTAAAATGAACGACAACACTCCCGAACAACAAGTCAGTCTCGTCAAGGCTCTGGTAGCCTTCGTGTCTGAAGCCCAAGATGTCCACGCTGACAGCGACAACCCCTTCCATAAGTCCCGCTATGCCAGCCTCCAAGCCCACCTCCTTGCCCTTAAGCCTCTTGCCAAAAAGCACGGACTCGCAATCATCCAGATGCCAATCGGTGACATTGATGCCGTGGGCATCCGCAACATCATCATCCACCAAGACGGGGGTATGCTTTCGTGCAACGCTCTCGTCCCTGCTGAGAAGGGTATGTCTGGTCAGCAAGCAGGTAGCCTGTATTCTTATGTCCGTAGATACAGCCTTGCTTCCATTGCTGGAATCGCAACTGAGGATGATGATGCGGAATCCGACCGCATTGTTAAGTCTGCTCCTAAGAAGGAGTATGTTAAACTCGAAACCAAGCCGACCGCTTCTGGAACAAAGTTCATTCCTAACCCCACAGCCAAAGCCCCTGCTGGCGGTGAAGCCGTTGCTCCTTTTGGCGACCTCAAGGGAACTCCCCTCTCCCAACTCCCGCTGAAGTCCGCTGACCGAAGCGTTAAGTTCGGCGACTTAAACTACTTCGCTAATGTCTGGAAGCCCAAGCCCTTCGGTGACAACACCGAAATCAGCCCTCGTGACCTCCGTGTTAAGGCTGAGGCTGAACGCCTCTGGGCTATCGCCAACGGCGACCTCCCCGAGCCTACTGCCACCCAAGACGAAGTTCCTTTCTAATTCCTAACCTATAAATACTATGTCCCTAGAAGCCAAGCAGTATCAGAACACTAACTACATCATCCTCAGCGATGGTCGTGTCGCCCGCCTCCTCAAGCCTACGAAGATTCACCAGCAGACCTACATCAACTTCATCATCGACAAAAAGATGAAGCGTGTGAATACGCAGGAACTGGCTAAGATGTTCGTGGAAGCCGACCAGAATGGCAAGAACTATTAAGTCCCACGGACTTTCTTATCTACGCCACGCTGTCAATCACAGGAACAAGAAACTGAATTACATCAGTCTCCCCGTGGACAAAGCAGAAGAAATCTTGGAAGTGGCTGGGAAGTTCCAGCCCAACCAAAGCGAGTACCACAGCCGTAGCAACTCCGTGAAGGGGGCGGCTGTCGTGCTGGCTATGGATGTCAAGGAACTCATCGAGCGTCTGAACTGCCCTACGCCCTCCAAGATTCTGAACGACTTGGCAGAGGCTAGGAACAGGCTGAAGGCTATGTCTGAGGCTGGTGACATCCTAGCCCGTACTGCCCCGAAGGAAGCCATCAAGGAATGGGTGCGAGCGAAGTCCCTATGACCCTTCTTGAAGCCTATCGTCTAGCCCTCATCGAAGGGCTTACCGCCAAGCAAGCGGGTGCTAAGTTCAATATGAACCACCAAAGCATCGCCAAGTGCAAGACCCGCTACAACTTGCCCACGCTCAAGAACGAGTGGGACGCTGGCTACGAAGAGCAGTTAGGAAAACTCAACGACCAGCAACTCCTTAGTTACTACGAGGTCTTGAGCCTACCCAAGAACGCTAGGTCTGTCCGTGAACTCTCTGTATGCAAACAACTCCTACAAAAGCGTAGGCTATGTCCGAAGTAAACGACTATGCAAAGCAGTTACTCAGCCGTAGACCTAAAGGCAGAGTCAAAGGCTCGCACCGAGGCGGTAGCGTTCTGGCTGGAAAACTGCCTACGGCGTGGGAGGTGTCAAGAGCCGCCGAAGAGTTGTCTCGCAACAAAGCCCGCTGGACTATCCTTTTTGCTAAACCTCTGAACAAATGGAAACCCCAACAGTAGTATTCTATGAACACAATTTTGACGACACTCTGATTCAGAGCCTGTCTAAGAATGTTCTTAACCTAGGTAACGAGTGCCGTGCCTTGGCTGAGGAAAACGCAAACCTCAAGTCAAAGATTGAGTTGCTTGAACGACAGGTGAACTATTGGAAGATTGAGGCTGAGTGCGACCACGGACGCTGGCAACGCTGTCTTGAAGACCTAGAACATCTCCGCAGACTAAAATGAACGAAGACATTGAACCCCAACCCAAGGACATCATGGGAAGGACGTGGCTGGATGCTTTTTACGTCCAGACCAAAGCCTTCCTCGAAAAGAACTCCGAACACATTAAGGAGATTGACCGCCTAAAGGCCGAGGTCGAGCGGCTGACCAAGGCAGGGGATGCGATGGCTGAAGAACTCATTCGACTTGAAGCGGCATTCAATGGCATCGAGTCAGCAGAGGCTCAAATGTGGTACATCGCAAAAGAAGGAGGTTGCCCGTGATTCACGAATTTCGTAATCCAATCCCCGTCAGTACCGACATTGGCTATGGCTGGCTGATGTATGTAAGGGATGGCGGCACTTGGTCTAACGATATTTTTGCTGTTGTCTTTGAGAAGGACGGGGTTATCCGTCATATGCGTACCGACCAATTCAAGGTTTTGCGTAACGACACATTCGATATTTCTAATGAGCAAACTAATTAAGTTCGTAGCCGTAGGCGATAACCACGGCGACCACATCGACGAAGATGTTGCCAAGCAGTTTTACAAATTCCTAAAATGGTTCGACCCAGACGAGGTTATTCACTTAGGCGATAACTTTGATTTCCGTAGCATCCGCAGGGGTGCAGGACGCAAGGAAGAAGACGAGTCGCTTGTTGATGATGTCAAGGCTGGCAAGGAATTCATCTCCAGAGTCCAACCCACTATTTTTCTAAACGGAAACCATGACGACAGACTAGACCAGATTATCAATGGCTCTACCAGCGGGATGCTAGTGGACTACTGCCACGACCTCAAGACTGACATTCGCAATCACCTCAAGAAGAACGGGTGCAAGAAGATTTACGACTACCACGCAGAGCAAGGCGTTCACAGGCTTGGCAAGGTAGCCTTCGTGCATGGCTATACCTGCGGTGTCCGTGCCGTGGAAGAACACGCTATCCATTACGCAGAGCCTCAAGGTGCTGTCATTATGGGACACTTACATTCTATCCAGCAAGTCAATGCCCGTAAGCATATGGGTGCTGTGGGCTTCTCTGGCGGTTGCCTATGCCACAAGTCTCCCGACTACGCCCGCAATCGCCTAGCCACAAGCAAGTGGGGGTCGGGCTGGACTTATGGGTTCGTCCAAGGCTCTGATTGGAAAGTCTGGCAAGCCCACCGAGTCGGCAAAGAATTTATCTATTCTATCAAAGGACTATGAACATCAAAGACCTACGGGCTATGGAAAAACTGCTGGGTAAGGCTGTTGCTGAAAAGCCAGCCAAGGGCTTTTACACACGCAGACAACTCCAGAAGATTTGGAATCTGTCCGAGCCTATCATCTCCAGAAAACTAAGCATCGCCCTCAAGAATAATCTTCTTGAAATGCGTATGTATAGGACTACCTCTGGTATGGTAACTCGCCCTATCCCACACTACCGAATCAAAAATGAGCAAGACTGATAACGAAAAACTTGAAGAATTCCTTGCCGACATAGACGATGGCATCATCATCGCTGACGGCCTTGCTCATGCCTTTATCGGTCTGACCAATACCCCAGATGGCGTAGTCGCTGTTTACTCCACGGAGCGAATCATCTCTAACCTAATGGAGAACGATGCTATGGATTTTGAAACCGCTGAGGAGTATATGCACTTCAACATCATCGGGGCGAATGTTGGTCAGCGGACTCCTGTGTTTGTGGATGTGATTCCCGAGGAGTTCTGGAAATAAGTTTCTTGATAAGCACGAATGTCGTGCATAGGACGGCTGTGCCTATCGAGCCTCCGACTATCCAAGTAAACCATTGGCTATCAAACACCCACAGGGAAGCCATAGCCAGCGAGCCTCCAGCCATGACCACAGCACCGTTCTTCTTGAACGGGGTGAAGGCAACCACCATCAAGCCAGCAACGAACAGACCTAAGCCAGCGGTGCTGAACTTCCATAGTACCTTCTGTTTGAACTCAGCGTCAGCCCTAGCGTAAGCCTCCGCTAATTCATAGTCCTTCTGCTCCACCATAGCGTACAGGGCATCAGTCTCAGCCTCGACCTTTGATGCCTCTTTCTTGTCCTGTTTTACCGCCTTGGTGTCATTCTGTTTGATGATGCGAGTGAACTCCTCGACCTTGGCGACAGAGGGCTTGGCAACCCCAGAGAGACGGGTCACTTGGGCTTCGACAACTTCTCTGACAGTTCCTTTATCGAGGACAGGAACGACAGCAGTAAGGGCAGAAGCAGAGTCAGATACGACAGACTCGACTTTCTGGATGTACTGGTCTTTCTCTTTGTTTTGCGGCTCAACGGATATGGTGGGTAAGGGTTTAGGTGCGGTACTGCATCCGCAGAGGAGCAGGGATAGGGCTAGGAATCTCATTTAGTTTCCTTGATAAACTTAGACTTAATCCATTCAAAGATGTCGGGGGCTAACGCTCCAGAGGAAGAATAAATTATGCCTTTGTAGATAGGGTCGATAGGGGCGAAGTTGATTCCGAAGTACACCAGCGTACCTACGATAGCACCAGCAAGAGCCTTGCGTATCCAGCGTATCCAAGCGAAGCGTTCCTCCGTGATGATAAGCCTAGCGATAGCACCCAACGCACCAAGGACTGCCACTATCCAACCGCCTTTCTTGAACTCCTCGGCAGTCTCTATGATGGTCGGGTCTACGGGACTCATTGCTTAGGCTCGTCTCTTTGGACTCTCCGCTTTGCTTGCTTTAGGTCGTTGTAGATGCCGACAAGAGCCTTATAGGGGTTGTATACCTTGAACTTATCGCCCTGCACCATTATGACATAGCCGACAGCGTTCTTGACCACAGAGCCAAGCGAGGTTCGTTCAGATTGCCAGTCTCTCCAACCTTCTGCGGGTTGGAAACGACCTGTTCTATCTTCGTTTAATAAAGGCTTATCTTCAAGGACTTGTCTAGATACAGAGCCTTTAAGTTTCTTTTCCTCTGGAACACCGAAGTCGTAATCTCCCCTGTTTATTTGTTTAAGGTCTTCACGATTGAAGTCCATTTCGACAGGAAAGTATTTGTCTCCATATAACTCCATTATTGCCATAGCACGATGTCTACCTTCGTGACCTTTGACGACAAGATTTCCTTCCTTGTCTCTATCAAGTCTAAGATAAGGTCTGTCTATTTCAGTACCCTTCTTCATTTTTTTAACAAGGTCTTTTACATTACCTTTTGCCTCTGTGCTGGCTTTATATTCTTCTGTAAGGTTAGCGGCAAGGTTTAGGAATCTAGAAGGCTTCATCCAGATTACTTCCATATTATAACCTTCCTTGAGGAATCTATCAGTAACCCATTTGACTGGGGCTTTCTCTCCCTCCGCTGGCATGAACGATGTCTTTCCTTCTTTCTCAAGTTGCTTGAGTTCGTACTTGAGGGAAGACAATCTTCTTTCCATATCCATCCTGCGTCTATAAATCTTGCTTCCTTTTGTTTCCCACATGAGAGGGGCTTGGCTTCTTCTTCTTTCCATCCACTTCTCTTGGCTTGCGATTTCTTCCCTAAGAACATCAGCCTGTGATTTCTTTTTAGGACTCCATCCGAATTCGTAGATAGAATTGCCTTCTGTGAAGAGTTCTCCAGCAGGAACTTTCTTTTCGATTATTCTCATGCCTTCTTCCCAGCGACTTCCGTGGAGGCGAGCATAAGCCTTGGAAGGAGTAACCCAATCGCCAGCGTTTATTTCTCCCTTAGTGCCTTTTGGGACGGCTCTGTAGACTGAAACCAACTCGTCTGGCTTGCCACGGAGATTTTGAATGATGCTAATCATTTCAGCATCTGTCTTTTCTCTTGTGCCGTAGTATCTAGCACCATTGGCAGAGTAGATGTCTTCTGGATATGTTCTATCCATAGCATCAAGAGAGCCTTCTCCATTTTCTCCAGAAGGTGCTCTATGAGAACCTCTGTAATTTTCGCCCTCCGCTGGCATATACCAAGCGTTAGGGTCTAAGGCGTTTCCTACCTCTGGATATGCGTTTATTGTCTGCCAATACTTCAACTCTTGGTTAACAGGAATCCATTCGTACTTCTTCGTCTTTATGTTATAAACCTTCTTCTTGGTGTTTCCTATCACGGACTCTCTGATGCCGATAGGTCTTCTTGCATCATCGACAACCATGCCCTCAAACCATTTTGTTCCAGTATGTTTAAGGCGTTCAGCCATCTCGCTCATCAAGAGTTTTCCGTAACCCTTGTTCATTTGCTCGGAGTCGCTGATTCTTATTTCACCAGAAGAAGAACCTATTTTCTTGAACTGAGTAGAATTGAACTTGCCTATTTGTTTTCCGTCCTTGAATAACTGCAATACGACTTCCTTCGGCCCTTCGTTTGTATAAGGGTCTGACTTGGAATAATCCATTTTTGCCTTAATAGACAACCCTTTAATGAGTTCTGGGTTTTCACTTGCATATCTGCCTATAAATTCACCATCCAGTTGCTCTGGAGTATATCTTCTACGACCACCCTGCTCGCCCTCGGAAGGCATCATGTGCGTCTGTATCTTGCCGTCTAGGAAGTCACGCTTGATTCTGTCGTTGAGTTCAAAGGTCATGCCTCTGTCGATAGCCTCAGCGGAAATACGGGCATCCTTTGCCTCGTCTCCAGAACTTCCAGACTTTCCTAAACTATGCTGTTCTGGGATGGACTG